GCCACAGCCAGGTTCAGCACATCGGTTGCTTGCACCACGCTTTGGCCGAAGGCGAATTCGGCCGCATCCGGCGCGGTGCGGATGGCGCGCAGGGCCACACCTGGCCCGCTGCCACCCGCGTAGTAAGTGGCGCTTTCCGCCAGATCATCATCATTCAGGATCGTGCGGAAAGCGTCATCCCATACAGTCACGCGGCGTCATCCGCCGCGTCTTCCGGCGCGGCTTCGGCCTTGGCAGCGCCGATCAATTCGCGCGCCAAGGGGCGGGGCAGCACAAGAATGCTGCCCACTTCCTGCACTTCGCCCGCGATAAGGAACTGGCGAAGCACGCGCAGCCGCATGCCGTTGTCTTGCACCGGGGCATCGGCGGCGGGGGCTTCCGCCCCCGCCACCAGCGCCGGCGCGTCTTTCACGCGCGGCATCAGGTGATGGCCGTGCTGTAGGCGAAGCTGGCGGCGTAGCGCACACCAACATCAACCGTGTAGAAGGCCCGCACGCCCGTGATCCCAGCCGGGAAGTTGGCGTAGGGGTTCACATCCAGTTCCAGCGCGCCCCATTCGGCAATGACAAGCTGGTTGAAATCACCAAACAGCAAGCGGCTGGCCGGCATTTGGGTGGAAGACATGGCGCCAAAACCCGCCACGCGGCCATCCATCAGACCACCTTCCCAAAGCGGGGTATCCGTGCTGGCAAAGCGCTGGCGGGTTGCCAACAACGCCGCCACCGCCGGAGTGGTCACATAACCAGACGTGGCCGGATTGATCAGCGCATTCGCGGCCATCACATCCGTCTGGAATTCCAGAATGCCAGCGTAACCGATAGTTGTGCCAGTGACGGAACCAATACCCGCAGTGTTGACAATGCCGGTCGGCTGGCCGGTCAGGCCCGTGCCCTGGATCGCGGCGGAATCCACCGCCAGCGCCACCACCGCCGCAAGATCGTTCATCACGATCATTTCAGCGGAAGGCGAAGACTGCATCATCAACTGACGGCTGAGTTCCGTATAGGCCGCCACGTTTTTCGGGCTGAGCGCCATCTGGCCGAAGGTCTGGTCAGATTCGGATACGGCAGTGCCTTCATTGGCCAGCCAAGCCGCCGTGGCGGCGCCGGTTTGGCGCGGCACCGTGACGTTGCCCACCAAGCCGGTCATGCGCATGGCGCCCATGCGCATCACCACGCTACGCGCGCGCAGAATGTCAATGAAGGAGATATTATCAGTTGCCACCAGGTTGCCACCAGCGGAAGGCGTGGCCGCCACCAGGTCGCGCTTCTGGACATCAAGCGGCACATAGAAGCTGCGCTTGCCCTGGCCAGCGCCGAAGCGCTTGGACAATTCGCGATGCGCTTCCAGTTCCAGGCCAGCATCCTTCCAGTCATTTTCCGCCGCCGCGCGCATGGCGCGGAACACGCTGTAGCGCGCCACTTCCTTCGGCGTCATGTCCAACTGGGCAGGCGCCACGCCAAGCGGCTTGGCTTCACCCTGGCGGGCCAGCAGCACCTTGCCGCGGAACAGTTCCACCGTGTCGCCGTTCAGCACGGCATTCACGCCCATGTCACGGACATTGGCCAGTGTGGCCAGGTCCATGATTTCCTTTTGGCGGCGGGCTTCAAGGGCTTCATCATTCGCCCGCGGCGCGGGCGCTTCAATTTGATCCGGGGTCATGCCGGTCTCCTGTGTTTTGGGTTGCGGTAAAACAGAGGCCGGCGCTTCCCGGCCCACACCAACGGTCATGTCAGCGGGGATGGAAACCAGGCTCACTTCCAGCGGGCGCCAGCGCACCGCGCGGTAGGTTTGGGGTTCGCCTTTTTTCGCGGGTTCTTCGCGAATATCCAGCAATTCATAACCAACCGACACATTGGTGCGGATGCCATCCGCCACATCGCGCATCACTTCTTCAGCGCGTGCGCTTCTTCCGAAGCGCACAACAGCCCGGGCCTTCCGGTCTTCGCCAAGGGTGACGCCTTCCACCACCCCCACTTGTTCGCGGGGGTTGTGATCCAACAGCAGCGGCGCGGTGCCGCCGCCGATCCAAGCTTGGTCCATTTCGCCTTCGGCATGCCCCAGGACTTCAATGCCCCAGGAACGTTCCACCGGCGCTTCAGACGAAAAGGCCAATTCAATGCTGCGCGTTTCCTCATTCAGGCTGGCGCGTTCCAGCGCCACCGTGCGGAAGCCGCGGCGGTCAAAATTCTTCGGCAAGGGCATGGTTCAATCCTCGTCGTCTGCGTCAGGTTCCGCCGGCGCGGCAGGCGCGGCGGCGGGCGATATCAGATCGCCCATCAGGGCTTTTTCAGCCTTCAGTTCAGCAATGGTTTCAGCAAATTCGCCACCCTGCGCCGCCACCGTGGCGGTGCGGCTGCTAATGCCAAGCGCCACGGCTTTTTCCACCGCCGCCACTTCCTTCAGCGGGTCCACCCATTGCCAGCCACGCGGCACGAAATTGGGCGCGTCAAACTTCCACATCTTGCCAGCAGGCAGGCCAAGCGCGCCGGTGATCAGTGCTTCGCGCAGCCAGGCGGTGAATACAGGCTCACAAAGGCCCGAAATCATCCATTGCTGCAGCGTGCGGAATTCGTCACGATCTTCCAATGCCGTGCTGCGCAGCGCGCTGTAACTCATACCTTCAGCATCATTGGCGAAGGCGTTATAGGAAACGCCCGCACCAGCCGCGACAGGGCGCAGCATCGCGGAAACGAAATCCTTGAAGGCAGCAGTGGGGTGCTGCGGATCGAATTGCTGAAAATCCACACCCTTGGGCAGCAATTCGAACGTGCCGGCAGAAGCCTCCTGCACCAGCGCGCCATCATCAGCCAATTCGCCATCGGGTTCGGCATCCGCATCTATGCGATAGAACCCCATCTTGGCGGCGGCCACGCGCGCGGCGGTCAATTCCGCTTCGCCATAACCATCCAGCATCGCCAGCGCGCGAATACCGTTGCTGATCCAGGGCACACCCCTGATCTGTTGCGGCCATTCCGGCAGGAACAGATGGATCATTTCCTCAGCCGGGATGCGCACGCGCTTGCGCAGCGGCGCGTTCAGCGCGGCGGGGTCATCATTCGGCACATGGGCGCGCATCCAATACGCGGCGGGGCGGTTGAAAGGCGTCAGTTCCACCCCGGCGCGCACCACATTGCCGCTGGCGGTGCCTTCCGGCCGGCCATTTACATCGGTTTCAAGCTGCGATGGGTCCAGCATTTCAAGCTGAAAGCCGAATGGATTGCCGCCCTTGTGCAAGCGGATCAGGGCTTCACCATCCCGCGCCACGCCCAACACCACCAGGCCGCACATATCCAGCCAGGAATGCCGGCCGGTTACGTCACACACACCGCGGCGGGACCATTGCCAAAAGCCAGTTTCGATACGCTGATTGGCGTTTTCATCCTTGCCGGTGCCGCGGTCATTCATCACCTGCATTTGCAGCGTGAAGCCCTTGGGCCCTACCACGTTGCGGCGCAGGCTTTTCAGGAAGCCCGCCGTATAGCCTTCATTCTGCGCCAGCCAGCGCGAACGGTTGCGCAGCGTATCCAACTGCCAGCGAATATCGCGATTCGGCGCAAAGCCATGCCCGCCGGGCAAATCCGCCAAAAGGCGCGAAGGCTGCGCTGCCATCCAGCCGCTTTGCCCGCGCTGCTTTGGCCCAATCGGGGACCAGGCCGCTTGGGCGCCGGGGCTGCGCAGAATGGGCGCGGCGCTTTTGCGGCGGCGGAGGAAATCCAGCAGCGCCATGTCAGGCCCTTCCCATGCGTGTCAGCACAATCCGCCGGCGCGGGCGGCCAGAAGCCAGCGCGGCGGCTTCCGCTTCGCGGCGCGCTTCGCCGGCGTAATAATCTTTCAGGCTCAGCAATTCGGGGATCGGGATGCGGGCGATTTCCCGATCACCAATCTTGATGCTGCGCTGATCCTTGCTGGCGCTGCCTTCCAGCATGGCTTCAATCGCGGCCAGGGTGCGCGTGGCATGCCCGCGCAGGTCACCCGTGATGGTGGCCGGGTTGGGCAGGATGAACAGCCCGCCGCTATAGACCTGGAAGCGTTCACCAGCTTTGCTTACCCAACCAATCAACGTCACCGGAACGCCGCGCGCCCCGATGGTAAGCGCTGCAGTATCCACCGCCGAAGCCGTGGCAACAAACCCATCATTTTCTGCAACAGCACTGACGGAAAGCGCAACACCGGTCCCCACCAGGCGCCACGCATTGGCCCAACCCGCGCTTGCCGGGTAATCGGCGCTTGCCCAGCGCCAAGACCATGTATCGCCCGCCGTCGCGCGGAGCGGCGGAGCATCCAGCGTTGCCATACGGGTTTCCTTAGAAGCGCGCGGCAAAGCCTGCGCGGGACTGTTTCCAGAAGCGGCTGCGCCCGGGCTTTGCGGGCGGCGGCATCTTCATCATCGGTTCGGTTTCTGCCGGCGCCTCATCTTCTGGCAAGGCATCCGGCACGGCCAGGTCATCGGCCTGTTCTTCAATATCCAGCGCGGGCTGCAAGGCGCGGCGGCTGGCCTGATACTGTTTCAATTCGCGGGCGGCGCGTTCCCATTCCGCTTCCTGCCAGCGGTCAATGCCCAGAAGCGCGGCGGCAGCGCGGGCGTAAACCCGGCCATCCAGCGCTTCATTCCGTTCCCGGGTTTTCACCCATTCCTGGCGGAACACGCCCGTGCGCACTTTATGGCGCCGGATTTCTTCGGACACCAATTGCCGGCAGATTTCTTCGCCCGCCAGATGTTCGGGCAGAAAGACATAGCCTGGCGGATACGCCGCGCCGCTTTCGGACGTGGGTTTTTCCAGCCGCAACTGCCCGTAAAACTCGCCCTTTAGGTAGCTGCTACCTACACTCCAAGGCTTCAGCTGGCCAAGACGCTTGCCGGAACGCTTCACGTCTACCTTGCCGCCCGCCACAATGGCTTGCGGCAAATTATCGCGGCCCTTCACCGCGATCACTTTGCGCTGCCCCATTTTGCGCACAAAGGCATAAACTTCGGCGGTTGTGGTGCCGTCACCGGAATCCACCGCCGACAAACTGATGGGCAAGGCACCGCCGCTGGCATGCGGGTAGATGGTTTCCAACACCGTTGCCACCTGTTCCCAAGTGCGCCAAGCGAAGGGGCTACCGATCAGCACCACATGATCCGCCAGCCAGCTTTGCCGGTTGCGTCCCCACCCCCAAACAAAAACCTCCACGCGGCCCGGGCTGCGCTGCACATCCACCCCGGCCGTCAGCTTCAGGCAGCCCGCCGGCAAGGTGCCAGGTGCCCAGGTTTCGCGGCGGTCATACAGGCGCTGCCATTCCGGTGCTTCACCGGCGATGCGCCAGGCACGGCCAAGCTTTTGCTGGGTGAAGGTTTTTAGGCCTTCGGGATCATCCTTAACTTCTTCGAATTCCGCCGCCAGATCGCCCCAGCTAAGCGTGGGCGAATACAGCGCATTGATCTGGTAGCCCGCATGTTCCGTGATCAGTTCCGGCTTTGCATGCACCCATTCGCCTGCGGCCAACATGGCCGGGCGGGCGGATGGTTCAATGCCGGTGCCGCATTCGCTGCAATGGTACAATGCGCGCTGCGGCTGCCCCTTTGGCCAGCGCAGGTTTTCCCATTCCAGCGTTTGCCGATGGTCACAATGCGGGCAGGGCACGAAAAACTGGCCCTGGCTGCTTTGCTCATAAGCCGCCGTCACGCGGCAGGAACCTTCTTCCGCCGGCGTCGAGACTTTGCAGATTTTCTCGCGGCCCGCATAAATAATGGCGCGGGCTTCAAGCTGTTTGACCGGATCACCGCGGCCATCGGCATCGAGCGGGTAGTCTGAGACTTCTTCGCACAGCAACACGCGGGCGGAACGCATCTGCAGATTGGCCGATGAATTGGCTGTCAGCAATTGCAGATAACCGCCTGGGAAACGCTTGAAGGTGGCGGTACTTTCTTCACCAGATCGGGCGGTTACTTCTTCCACGCGGGCCGATAATGCCGGGCTGGCCGTAATCATCGGGTCCAGCTTCAGGCGGTTATAGCCGCGCATCATGTCAATGCTGGGCAGCATCACCAGCACCGGCGCGGGCGTTTCCGCCATCACCTGGCCGATCATGTTCAGCGCACACTCAGAACCGCCGATCTGCGCTGATTTCAGGAAGGTAACGCGCCTGGCCGGGTGGCTCAGCGTCATGACTTCCATAATCTCACGCAGATAAGGCACGCGATCCGTGCGCCACTTGCCGGGCCAGGGGCTTCCCGATTCGGCGGCGACAATGCGCTCCGCTTCGGCCCATTCGGCGACGTTGCGCGGGGGCGCGACGCGACAGGCAGCGGCTACCGCTTCCAGCAGCAGCGCTTCCACATCACGCGGCTGAACGGCGGGCGGCATCCTCCATGAATTCCTTGTGTAGGCCGGCCATAATCCGGCGCTGTTCATCAGCCAGGCGGTCCGC